GTGTAATTACCTACTTCCGTGAGGAAATTAACGCAGCGCGGATGAATAACAATTTTATAATCCTGTATCAACTGTATCCCGTTCAGTATGCTGTCCCTGCCTTTTTTTGCAGCATGAATACGCGTAAGCCCCAATGCACGGAGCTGTGCGATTGACTTAGGTTCCGCGCTGTCTGCCGTAATATTTTCCTTGCTATACCCCATCCTGCTTATTTCTCGGTAAATCATTTCGTTGGTCAGGCCTTTTTTATACATTTCGTCAAATACATAAATCTCCCGTGCTTTCGTATCTACCAGCCCGCAGAAGAGCGCGGACGGGTCATTTGTATATCCGAAGTCAAGACCAAACGCAGATTGCACACTTTCTCTTCTTGCAATTTCTGCAGTATCAAAGGCCCTCTCTTCCCAGTTTTCATACACCAGTCCCTCAACGATACCCCAATCGCCAAGTCCTGCTACCTGATATCGTCTCGGATTGTTCAGCCGCATACGCTCAAACATACTGCGGTCAGAATCATCAAGAAATTCATTGCATTGATAGTTCGTTGTCTTTGCAAGAACATCATTATCCGCATTGTCAAAAAACCTCTTTTTGAGCCAGTGTTTTTCATTCCACGGATTAAAGGTCAGTGTGACTTGTTTGAACAGTCCTTTCGG